ATTTGGTGTAGGTGCTAGGATAAAGTTGTTTTCATCAAATCTTGCATAGTATTTTGGTAGTCCAGTTGTTGTCGAAGCTGGTGTGTATTCTCTTAAAAAGTTTACATCCTTTTGCAGTAAGAAACTTTCAGACCCAGATGATGTTATCTGTAAAGAAAATGATGCCAAATAATCTGAAGGCACTGTAAGAAAAGCATCTGATGAAGTTAATGCACTCGTTACATTTTTTCTAAAATAATCAAGATCAACACTTTTTAAAATTTTCTCTTCGGCTGCTTTTACAAAATTAGGTATGTTATTAACAAAAGTTGTTTCGCTATTATCTGTGTAGTCTTGTATTGCTGTTGTTAATGTTGCTTTTGTAAAACTCATTTAAGTCCCCAATGTTGCAGGTCCCGCAGTGACAGAACCACCGCCACCTCTTAATCCTCCAGTTGTAGCTGTACCACTACTTGCTGTAAATGTATATGTATCATCATCTACTTTTGTTATAGCATAACCAGATGAATTATTCAAAACAGTTGCTGTAAAACCATCAAAGCCAACTGCATCTCTAAATCTTACAGTGTCACTAGTTGATCTGCCGTGTGATGGTTCTATTACTGTTATCACTCCACTACTAGCTGTGGATAAGAAAGGATTTAATACAAGAAGATTCTCTACGGTCACTTCTGTTCTTGAGTCTGGTCTTGGTTCATACAATGCAGTAGGATCTGGACCTGGATAATTAGGTTCTAATTGTGGATGTTTAGGTTCATATTCATCTATACCAACTTTTAGACCATTCCATTCTTTTATCATATCTCGCAAACGATAGCGAAAGCCAGACCGATCTGAATACCCATATGCCTTTTTACCACTTGCGTACCTAGCCATTAGTACCTCAAGTATGAAATATTTGGTGTCAACTTTAATGGTGTGCTATTTGCATCTTCTGACATGGCTCTTTGAAACTCTTCTTCGTAAATACTTTTTAATATTTGTATTCTGTCGGGTGCTCGTTTTATTGATATATAATAAGCAAGTCCTGCTGCCATACACGGTAAAAATCTAAATGGTGCATCTGTTGTGTTTACTAATGCATCTGCATCTTGAATACGTCTTACATAATAATAAACTAAAGTATAAGAAGCATTTGGTGTAGACCAAAGAGTTATTGTAGGTGTTGTCTGTCTATCAAAAAAATATTGACTTGGTTGTCCCGTATTACTTTTATTTGGTATTCTTAAATATTCACCACGGCTCATCTGTGTAAGAGTAAAATCTGTACCAGAACTATTTCTTAACACTACTTCTAATAAATCAACAAACTCACTAGATAATGTATAAGTAGCTGTGCCAGAAGTTACTGCTTTTGTTTCTTGAGTTACAGTCCATAAATTTAAACCACGGTTTGCCCAATCAGCAAACATAAGATTTAATGAACGTCTAGCTGTCTTAGCATCATAACCAGTCCTCATCTCTAAACCACATCTTTCATATGATTCTTCGATAAGTTCTCCTACATCTAAATCAAAATCTCTTGAGCTTGAAGTTGCCATTATTTCTTCTTTCTTCTCACTGACTTAACTCTTCTTGGTGAACCTGCTGGTTGTCCTAATCTTTTCTTTTGTGCTATTCTACTACGTTTTTCAGTTGCTGTCATCTCTGATGCTGTTTTCGGAGTTTTGCTAGAAATACGTTTTGTTGGTCTACAATAAGGTGTACCTCGCTTTTCTCCTTTTTGTCTTCCACACTTTTTTCCAGTTCTTTGATCTTTCCAATCTTCTTTGAACCATCTTTTAAGTGCCAAACCAGCTTTTGTTTTTCTAACAGCCATTATGCATACTTTGTCTTTTTTCTTCGGCCCGCCATTATAGCACCACAACCTCTGGCTATATTTTTATTTTTTGACTTTCTTTTTGTCATCTTAACAACTTTACCTTCTTTGGCAGTCATTGTTTGATTTTTTACTTTTTCTATAGCTGCATTTAGTCCACCACCCATGGCTTTCTTTTTACTTTTTCCATAATTAGCAGCGCCAACCTTACGGCATTTTGCTATATGCCCTGAGGCATACGCGGAGGGAAAAACTTTAAATTTAGCTTTTACTTTACGATAACAAGCGTCTTTAGGCATAATACCTTCCTTTCATTATTTTCCAACATGTACACCAATAAACTCTTTTCTTACATTTAGGACAGTCTTTTATTGGCTCACCTTTTACTACCTCTCCTTTTTTTAGAGGCACAATGTGCTTTTTCAGAAAATCCTTTAGGTCTTCTGCAATTGATTTTCCTCTTCCTATCATCGCTCCACTTCCTTTTTCTTGGTGCTTTCGTAATTTGTTTACTTATGCTACCACGAGATATTGTCATGGTAAAAAGTTTTCTGCTACCGCTGCACCTATTATCAACACACCTAGTCCCCAAAGTCTTACGTCAAGACTTTTAAGACTGACTTTGTTGTCTTCTAGTTTTTCTTCTAATCTTGTATATCTAAAACCACATTCTTTTTCATGTCTTGCTAATTCAGCCATGACTTGTTCTGCGGTTAATTTTTTTGGTCTACCTCTTGGCATTAGCACTTCCACCTTCTTCTAGCTTGTCGTAAACGACTGTTAGGGTTTTTTGCAGCTTTTGGAAACTTTTTCATTTGGCCTGCACTTCTAGCACAAAATGACTTACGTCTTTTAGCCGCTTTACTTCCAGGTTTAACTTTTCCAGTAACGGCAGTTTTTAATTTACTGCCTGGATTATCTCTTCTGTACTTGGCAACACCAGCCTCTGTCATTCCCGCTCCACTTTTAGTAGAGCGGAAATACTTTTTTGTTTTTGGCGGTTGCTTGTCTTGTTTTCTAGCCATTACGATAGAAATATAGTCAACTTATTACTACTTCCAGTAAAGGCATGAACGTAAGCACCACTTTCTGCTAGTATGCCATTGTCTGGAATATTAAGAGTATGCAACCCAGTAGGAAAACTTTGCACTAACAAGTCATCTCCACCAGCACCATTCTTTATAGTTAAAGCGCCTGCGGCATCAGCAAAAATAAGTATCTGTCTTATTCTTGATCTTGCAGGTCCCACAACAGCTGCAGCCGCACCTTGGTTATGGTTAAACGCTTTTACGTCAGATCTTGTTCCTGCCATGTCAAACTCCTATTAATATACAGAGTATTCTAGCTCAACTGTGAATCTTCCAGCAGTTATATCAGCATTTACTGTAGTTGTTGCTCTTGCATATAAATTAACATTAGCAACAGCAGCAGTTATATTAGGTACAAAGATATGATAATTACCAGCAGTATCATTAAAATTAACATCAATTTCTGTGATTGACTGTGTAGCACTTAACTGTTCATTGAATGATGTTACACCAGCACCTACGATTTCTGTACCAGAAACGGCTGCGTTTGTAGCAGTTCCACTTGTAGCACTTAATGCTAAGTTACCAGCTAGTGTCTGTCCAGCAGCAGTTGTAATACCAATCAAAGCTCTGTGTATGAAAATTTTACTTGGTGTTACTAGTCCATCTGGAGCATCTACGTTTAATGTTCCTAACTCTACAAGACAGTCACCATCTGCGTAAGCAGTTGAAGCTGCGTCTGTTGATGCCAAAGTACCTGCAAAAGATTGAATCTTTCTTGTACCCATTGAAATAAGTTGTCCAGTTGAATTTACTGAAAACCCAGATTCTGTTATAGCACCAGTTGTACCGTTTTTATTGATTACGTTAAATCCACCCTCGGAACGGACTGGACCCGAAAAAGTTGTATTAGCCATTTAAATCTCCTTGTCGTGGCAAATGTCGAAGTTAATTCTTCGTCAAGGTTATTTTATTATACACAAAAAAAAGGCGACTGCAATCAGTCGCCTCTTAAAAAGTTTTTTATTTTCTTACGCTCCTGGAGAACCAAATAACACACGAGGATCAGAGAAACCAAAAGAATATCTTTCTCTTGCCTTATATCTCATGTTCCCAGTATCAAAATCTGGATCCATAGCAGTAGCCATAGCCATTCTCTCAAAATGTTTAAGACCATTTGGTGCATCTGTCTTAATGAAAAACGCATCTGTGTCTGTCAAGAAGTCATTGATAACATAACCTTGAGGTAACATTCCCATGTTTCTCATTGCGTTAGCATCGTTATCTGCTGTTCCTGGTCTTAAATTAGAGTTTAATATTCTCTCTGCGACAAATTGTAATTGTCTTGGAATAATTAGTTTCATTCCTCTTAGAGCGATTATTAATCCTCTTTCATCCACAAAACCTGCAATCTTAATCAAAGCATCTTCTAGAGATGTTTCGTTTAAGTCTGCTGCAACAGATGGCTCGTTTGCAAAAGTTCCACCATTTGTTAATGGATGATCTGTTGCTAACAACGCTTTACCATCTCCACCAGCACTCGCTCCAGCTGTAAATGCATTATTTAAAATGTTTGCAGCCTTTACTTGCTTTGTGTGTGCCATTGATCTGGCAAGTGCTCTCGTATAACGAGCAGAAAGCTTGTCGTAGAGATTATCTTCTACAGCTTCTTCTGTTATTGAGAATGCCATTGCGACAGTTTCATGGTTGTATCTTGAAGTATAAGCTTCGTTTGCATCATCAAATGTGACACCAGAACCCTCTTGCTTAGTGGGTGCTGCACCGAAACCACTCAACATAACCTCTTCTTCAAACGCTCTGTCAGATGACTCGGTGTCAAAGATTTCTGCATGTTGACCTTCATACCTATTATACTCCATACCAAAGAGAGCGTTCAAGCCAGGCTCTAACTCTTTGGCGAGTTGTGCTCTTGAAATAGCCATATTAGACCCTCCTTAAGATGCAGTAGCGTCAACATCCGAAGAGTTTAACGCATGGTTGTTGATTTTCACTATGTATGAAACACCAGCAGCACTGTGGTCAGCATTAGTTACATCTTCATGAATACCTAAAATCATAAACACATTCGATGTATCTGTATCTTCTGCCGTTGATATGTCTAGGACAGCAGAAGAAATACCAGTAGTAGTATTACCACCTGTTCCACTCGCCATATCAGCAGTTTTAAAGATATCTGCTTTAGCAGTTGCTCTGTCAGTGTTTGTTCCATCACTTGCGATTATAAATCTCTGTGCTGGATTGTCATACACAAACCCTTTGATATCAAAGTTAGTATTAGCTGACCCACTTCCAGGCCATGTATTACTAAACCTTAACTTGCCAGTAGTTGCGTCTACGAACTCACACCCAGCAAAGACACCAACTAATTGGTCTCCATTGCCTGATGCAGAAGCGATCTGAATAGTTCCACCAGATAATTCAGCTTTGACTGGTGAACCTTGAAAGATCGCAGAAGCATTACTAGCAATAAAGTATTGACTCGTACCTTGAGTCGCTGGACTAGAACCATGCATTCCTACAGGTTTTAGACCAAAAGCTACATTTGCATTAGCCATTTATTGCTCCTTCTAAAGTTATTCGGAAAGCTTTTCTTTGCCTCCGAAAGTTACACGACTTTGCCTATCAACGTTAATAGGCATCGAGGGATGTTGTTCCCTCATCAAGTTTTCATCCACGGCTGTCATTTGATTACGGGTCTGCTCCCGAAAGTATTCAGTTCTCTCTTGCACCGTTTCTGTGGGTATTCGTGCCAACATTAAACCACCGACACCAATAATTCCTTTGTTTTTACCTTCTTCTATGACTGGATATTTTGCAGCTTCTGGGCCGTATTCGTCTGCCCTAACTGGTTCCCATCCCTCTCTCATTCTGGAAAAAACATTCGCTTTATCATCTTCGCCTCTTAATTGCGTTCTGATCCAACGATGTTCAAATCCATCTGGAGCTGGAGGTGCATCCAACTTAGCTGGAGGTTGCCAAGGTTTTCTCCTTGTTGTATTTGCACGAGTCTTAGTCTCTCGTGTTGTTCTGTCTATAGCCATATTCTACTCCTTAACATACTTAGCGTATTCTTCAAGCGGAACATTCAATCGTTTCGCAATTGCTATCTGCGAAGAAGTCAATTTGACTGTTCTACGTCCCTTTGGCGATACCGTCTTTGAGGCGGTGGCTCCAGCAGAGGCGACTCTGGGGCCAGAGGATTTTTTTTGCTCTCCAAATTTATGAGGAAAGTTACTTCTAATCCTATTATCTAATTCAGTATAATACTCTTCTGTATTTGGATCAAGACCTTCTTCTTCAATTAATGATTTATGTATACCAAAAGCAGCATATGTCATTGTTTGATCTTGTCCAAACCACTCATTTTGTGTTGCCCACTCCTCTGCTCTTGGGTCTGGTTTAGGGGGTCGAGGCGTTGGAGATGGTTGAGATGTAGCAGGCGCAGCTTCATTTGCTTCTGCTTTTTTGGTCTCTTCCTCTCTTTGTTGTTTAAGATTATTTAGTCTTGCCTCTTCCATAGCTATTCTAGAAATAGTTTGTTGAGCTTCATACATGGCATCAGCATCACCAGCTTCATAAGCTTTTCTAAAAGCTTCTTTGGCTGCCGCCGCTTGAGATTGCACTCTTGTATCAAACTCACCAACATAAGTTGTATCTAGTTTTTCTATTTTTGCTTTGAGTTCATCGTTCTGTTTTTTAACAGATTCTGCAAACTCTACCGCAGCAAGTCTTTGTTCTTCTTCATCTCTGAATTTTTTAGTAATTTGAGAAATACGTTTTCTTACTGAAACTGAATACTTAGAAAGATCGTCTTCTTCTTCTTCCTTTTCCTCTTCTTTTTGTTTTGGTTTCTTAACTTCAACAGCAGGTCTGTTCTCGTTGGATTCTGGTTGAACATCTTCTTCTGTTGTTTCTTCTTCATCGTCTATTTCAATTAGCTGACCTTCCTCTTCTTGAGGTTTGGTCTTTTCGATGTTTTCTTGCATACTTATACTCCGTATGTTTTTATGTCATCGGGATTGACAATAGTTGCAATGACCTCATCATCATTGATTATTCTAACTTCTCCTCCTTCTATGTTGAATCGTGACCCAGTGTAGCGACCAATACAAACCCAGTCACCCTCCTTACACCAAGGTCCCGCTTCTCCAAACTTATCAAGATCTTTGTACGCAAGTGGTCCTAACTTAACCACATAAGCAACAACTGTTGCTCTTGCCTCTTTTTCTCTAACAGAATCTGGGACATGAATACCTCCTTCAGTTGTTTCTTTACCCATATAAGGCATAACTAATATACGCCATCCAGTGGGTTGAGGCACTCTTTCTGTTAAGGATTTTTTTTCGGAGTCTTTTTCAGCTTTTTCTTTGGCTTGTCTTTGTTTTAAAACGTATTCAGGTACTATCAACGTCATTGTCTACCTTTTCTAGCAGGGCTCTTAATTGTTCTAGTGAGTAGGTTAGACCCTGTATTTCACCTACCATTGCTTTATATGCTTCCATATCAGAAGCATTTCCACTCGTCAAGGAAATACTAATATCTTCTATACGAGTATTCAATACTTTTTTGTATTTATATAAGAAATCTGTTACTTGCATTTTAATTTAAAAAATCTTCTGGACCTAATTGAACGTTACTACCAGTCTGATCAACTGCTTCTTTCATTTCTTTTTCTGCTTTTTGGGCATCTTGTAAACTCATAATTCCTTTGGCGGTTGCAGTCACTGGTTGTGCT